TGAGGTTACTTTCCAGACGCCATCTGTGGTTACGGGGGCTTCGGCAATTGGTGAGTTTGCTTACCAATTGGCTAAGTTCGGTGTGCCAATGGCGGCCGCGGCTGGTATAGTTGCCTATAACGCTGTTCGCAGCGATAGTCAATTTCTCCCTGTGGCAGAAGGGGATATTGGCGAGCGACTGAGGCGGGACGAGCCCGTCTCGAGCCATGGTAGGCTCAGGCTCAGGAGGCGAGGACGTTGGGAGAACGCCTTTGTGCGGACTCTCGGACTTCGTCAGGGATATTTGGGTGCGGTACTCTCTGGACGGTGGAGACCAGACCTCTCCGGAGAGGGGGCCGACCTCGATGTCGCTGATTGGTTGTCAGCGTTCTTGGCTGATGGGGCAAAAGTCGTTGGTGGCGGCTTCTGCGAATTGGACGACCCGGATGCTGTTGACGTACCCTACGTACGTGTGATTCTGGGTGAGAGAGAGGTGAATCTCTTGCCGGGGCTCGTTGCCCGGCTGTCCTTATACTCTTGCTATAGGAAGCGGTCCGCTGCGCTCTTGGCTGCTCTCCGCACTCGTGCGGTTGAGTGGATGAGGGAGAAGCGGATCTCCGACTACTTCTCGTCGCTCTGTTTGCCTGGTACTTTGGCAATCAGCTTTGTTAAAGGCGGCGAGGAGGAGGCCGGCGAAGGCATCCTGTCTAGCGTAGCAGCAAGAGAGTCCATGGGTGAGAATTGGTTTGGTCTGCGCGGCTATAACCCATGGATTGACACCGGCCGCGCACTCGCGACTGAATAGGGCGGCTATTCTGTTCTCGAAGGTGTCTGTTGGGGACCTTGTGATGAGGTTCTCCGACCTGACGCCACCCTGCAGTTCAAGGGCGAGAATGGCTGTCTGAAAAGTAAGCGAGCCATGTTCAACGCTTGCACGGTCAATTTACCGGGTTGTTGGGTGCCCAACGTGCATTCTGTGTGTAGCTGCAACGAGAGAGCGGCCCTGCTTTTACGCTCTCTCAAGTGTACTCCTCTCGCCACGAAGGAAGGACAGGCACTTATGAAACCTGCTTATGCCTGGTTGAGGCAAGTTTCTAGGTCCTTGCAAGTGGTCACCCGTACACACCATGAAATCGCGATGGGTTATAAAGGGAAACTTCGCGAGAGGTACTTGAAGGCTGAGGAGAGTCTTTTGTCAGAGGGGCCCGTGGCCAGACACGATACTCGTCTTTCGGCTTTCCTCAAGGCGGAGAAGTTTAACGGGATGTCCAAGTTCGCCAAACCGCGCATGATCTTTCCCAGATCGTACAGGTATAACTTGGATCTCGCAACTCGCCTTAAGCCTTTCGAACACGAGCTCTGGCGAAAGCTTAGGGCTAAGCGCTCGTGGGGTGTACCGTCCACAAGGGTTGTGGCTAAGGGGCTGGGGCCTGGTGCCAGGGCGGACCTGATCAGGCGGAAGTTCGAGGCGTTCGGAGGGCGTTGCGTTTGTTTTGAGGTGGATGCATCTTCTTTTGAGGCACACAATGATGTCTGGCAGTTAAGGCAGGAGCATAGGATTTATCATGTTGCATTCCCGGGTGATGCCGGTTTGCAATCGCTCTTGTCAGCGCAGCTAAGGAATCTAGGGATCACTTC